TTATATCGAAATTTTTTCAAAGCAGACGAACAATTCGCTCCTGCATTAAATTCAAAACAACCCCATCCCCTAGACATTTACTACGATCAAGAAGGTCTTTACTTCGAGATTGCATGTACTGGTCTTACAAAAGAAGATATTTCAATTGAAATTGAATCTGATGTATTAAGGGTATCTTATTCAAAACCAAAGGAAGATGACACAGATTTATCTGGGTATATTTACCATGGTTTGAGTAGAAAATCGTTCAGTTTAGGATATAAAATTGCCCCTAAATTTGATCTAACAAAAGTTGATGCTGAAATGGAAAATGGATTATTGAAAATTTTTATCCCATTAACTAAAGAAGCTAAACCAAAAGCAATTAAAATTAAGTAACCTAAGCGCCCTTTAGGTTGGTTTATATTAAAGCTTTTCGTATATTAACGTTATAAATAAATAAAAATTAAAGTTATATGGCAAAAATCACAGACCCAATTCTACAACCCTATTTTGTGGGGAAAGACACACACTGTTACACAGTATATGAAGTGGTAACACCCCAAGCTAAATACCTTGAAAAGGGTAGTGAAGGAAAAGATTACGAAAAACCACTAGGACATTATTCTTCATTTGGAGCTTCTTTACAAAAGATAGCAACCTTAAAACTAAATAATGAAAAAGATCATTATAAGAGTATAAAAGAATATGTTAATAGGTGGGATGAATTATTAATTGAATTAAAAAAACTACAAAATTATAAAGGACTATGAAATTAGAAGCACTATTTAATGCTGTTATTGTTAAACCAATAGAAGCAGAAGAAACTCAACACGGTAACATTATTGTTCCTGATATGGGTAATGAAAAAAATCAAACAGGTGAAGTTATATCTGTTGGACCAGGACAAAGCACTATTACTGGGGAATTTATTAAAACTATTAGTAATGTAGGGGATGTAGTAGTACTACCTACACAAGGTTTTACTAAATTACCATATGATGGTGAAGAGTATTGGGTAGGACCAGAAAATCAAATATTAGCTAAAATTAACAAATAAAAAAGAAAAAATGCCACTATACACAAATAAAGAAGTAAAATTCGGACCAGAAGCAAGAGCAGAAGTTATGGAAGGGATTAATATCCTGGCTGATGCTGTTGTATGTACATTAGGACCTAATGGAAGAAATGTATTAATAGACCATAATGGTTATGATGATAATTATAGACCAACCCATACTAAAGATGGTGTTACGGTTGCTAAACATATCACAGTTCATGGTTTAGTTAAAAATTTAGGAGCTCAATTGGTAAAACAAGCAGCAACTAAAACAAATGAAAAAGCAGGTGATGGAACAACAACCTCAACTCTTCTAGCACGTGAGTTAGTTAAGGGAGGATTAAACCATCTTAATAATGGAGAAAATGCTAATGAAATAAAGCGTGATATTGATAAAGCTGTAAAAGAAGTTATTGATGTTATTAGAGAAAATATTTCAAAAGAAATTTCATCTGAAGAACAATTACAGCAAATAGCAACTGTATCAGCAAATAATGATATTGAAATTGGGAATTTAATTTCTACAGCTATTGAAAAAGTAGGTAGAGATGGAGTTGTACATATTGAAGAATCTAAAACAGGTGAAACATATTTAGAAACTGTTGAAGGGATGCAATTTGACAGAGGATATAAATCACATTTCTTCGTTACAAATAATTCTGATATGAGTTGTACTCTTGAAGATACTTATATTTTAATAGCAGATCATAAGTTTACTCAAGTAAAAGATTTATTACCAATTTTAGAAGGTGTTTCTAGTGCAAATAAATCCTTGCTTATAATTGCTGAAGATATTGAAGGAGAAGCATTAGCTACTCTTATTGTTAATAAAGCAAGAGGAATTCTTAAAGTAGCAGCAATTAAAGCACCTGATTTTGGTGATAGAAGAAAACTAATTTTAGAAGATATAGCTAAACTAACAGGAGGTCAAGTTTTTGATAAAAACAAAGGTATGAAACTTGATAAATTTAGTTATGATTGGTTTGGAGAAGCACGTGCTGTAACTATTACAAAAGAACAAACAACTATTGTTGATGGTAAAGGTGGAGCTGAGGAAATAAATGATCACGTTGCAAATTTACAAACTCAAATTGAAAAAGAAGATACTCCATATATTATAGAACATTTACAATCTCGTTTAGCAAAAATGATTGGTGGTGTTTCTATTGTTCATGTTGGAGGTCATACTGAAATTGAAATGAGAGAGAAAAAGGATAGAGTTGATGATGCTTTACATGCAACAAAAGCAGCACTTGAAAATGGTATAGTACCAGGTGGTGGAGCTGCTTTATTATATGCCTCTAATGGGTTAGAAGCTAATTCTATAGGGTATAATATTGTTAAAAACGCATGTAGAAAACCATTTAATCAAATATTAATTAATGCTGGTTATGATAACACCAGTGCTGAGATGTTAGCAATGGATCTTTGCAATGGTGGAGATGGTTATTGGGCAGGTTACGATTTAAGTAAAGGTGTAACTGTTAATATGGAAGAAGCTGGAATTTTAGATCCTACAAAAGTAACAATAACTGCTCTTGAAAACGCAGCTTCTGTAGCAGGAATTATTCTTTTAACAGAATGTGTAGTAGTTGACCATCCTGAAATTAAAGACCCAGTTCCAGAAACTTCTGCTCCAATGATGCAAATGTAAATTATGGAAAAGAAAATAGTTGAACATAATGAGTTAATTGCCATAAGAGTACCACCTGGAGACAGGTGGTCACTCCAAGGTGATCCTAAAAAAGAAATATTTCCTAATTTAACAGATACTTTAGAAGCATTTTACCATCAAACAAATTTTAATGGTGCTTATAGATTAGATCCTATGGATAGTAAATTATATGCAATTCAATCAAGTAAAGTTGAAGTTAAAAAAGAAACACCAAAAACTTATGGTATGTACGGTGAATTTAGACAAGGTGTTTAAGTTTGGATATTTAAATAAGTTTTTGTATATTATATAAAATAAAAGTTATGAAAGACCACGGATTACTAGTAGAAAAATATCGTCCTACTAATATAGATAATTATGTAGGAAATGAAAGTATTAAAAAATCAATATCAAGTTATATTAATCAAAATGATATTCAAAATTTAATATTTTACGGACCTGCTGGAACTGGTAAAACAACACTAGCAAAATTAATTGTTAAAAATATAGAATGTGATTACATTTATATTAATGCTTCTGATGAAAGGGGTATTGAAACTATTAGAGATAAAGTATCAGGGTTTGCTAGTACAATGTCATTCAAACCACTTAAGGTTGTTATATTAGATGAAGCAGATTTTTTAACTATACAAGCACAAGCATCATTAAGAAATGTAATTGAAACTTTCTCTAGAACTACACGTTTTATTTTAACTTGTAATTTTATTGAACGTATTATAGATCCTTTACAATCAAGATGCCAAACATTAAAAGTTATACCTCCTAGTAAATTAGATATTGTTAAACATTTAAAGAAAGTTACTGATAAAGAAGAAATTAAAGTACGCGTAGATGATTTAGCAATTGTAGTTAACAATAATTACCCTGACGTTCGTAAGATGCTTAATACTATACAGGTATCTACAACGGATAATACATTAAATTTAGACACAACAGCATTAGTATCATCTAATTATATGACAAAAGTATTAAAAGAATTAATTGATGATAGACCAAAATTTAACACCATCAGACAAATAATTGTAGACGCAAATGTTCAAGATTTTGAAGAATTATATAGATACCTTTATGACAATGCTCATACATTTGCTTTAGGTAAAGAAGGAATGGTAGCATATCATATTAATGAGTACTCATATCAATCTAATTTTAGAATTGATAAAGAAATTAACTGTATGGCATTAATAAATCAGTTAATTAATGTTTGATGAGAAAATTTATAGAATTTACTTTAATATGGTATAGCCAACAAATGGCAATCCCATTTTGGGTAATAGGGCATGTGCATTTAAGTTTAAATGTATATAAAGACTTACATGAAATAATCGCTAGTGTAGGTTTAAATATTTTAGTAGCGATAGGATTTATAATAGATTTTAAAAACCAAAATAAAAATAAAAATGGCTAAACAACAACAACAACAAATGAATATGAATGTAGATGTTAAAAACACTACATCAATTGAAACACCATCAGGTGGAGTAGTTTTTCAACAAGGAGTATTACTTCGTCAAGTATCTAAATTTGTAGTAGGTGCTGAAGAAGATGCAATTATGCCTATCCCAGTATTTTATGACCCTACTACAGGAAAAATACTAACATCAACAATTCCTGTTGAATTAAGAGATGAATATAAAGATCATACCATAGCATAATGCACCACGAACCAATGCACTTTATTTATGAGACTAAATGTCTTTTCCCTGAATTCTTTTACAAGAAAAGATGGTTAGATATAGGATCAGCTAATGGAAAACCCCACCCAACAGCTCATATTAAAAAATGTGAGTGGGTGGGTGTTGACTTAGAAGATGGACTTCATGTTAGTTGGGTTGGTAGAGGACATGATTATAGAAGTGATGAAAAATTTGATGTAGTATCAGCATTTGAAGTCTTTGAACATGATCCTTTTTATGATTTAACAATTGCAAATATGATTAATCATTTAAAACCTAATGGTATGTTTATTATGACTTGTGCTGGGTTAGGAAGAGTAGAACACGGTACTTTAAATTCAGACCCAAATGCATCACCATTTACAACTAAAATAGATGGGTGGGCTAACTTTTACCAAAATAGAGCACCTATTGATTTTAAATCAGTTCCCCATTGGGACAGATTAGTAAGAGGATATTGGGGCATAAATGAAGCTACTCAAGATTTATATTATAGAGGATGGAAATCTTCTCACCCACAATTCAACATATGAAACTCTGGGATTGGTTAGATGAAATAACAGTTAGAAAATCACCATCATCTCAATTTACAGATGAAGATTGGGATAGTTGGAATTCTTATATGGTTCATAGATTTATTTCTATGGGGCAAAAAAATATTGAAATAGCTAATATAGCTCAAAGAATGCATCCTACTGATAAGAAAGGAATTTATAATTTTTATTGTAATATGATTCCTAAGAAAAAAGTATGGAATAAATATATTAAATCAAGTATTAAACCCAAAAATAAAGACCTATTAAGTTTAATATCTAGTTATTTTGAATGTGGATTTTACGAAGCAGATCATTATATTGGCATAATAGGAAAAAAAGAAATTAAAAACATCCTAATATCTATAGGAAAAGAAAAAAAAGAAATAACCCAACTATTAAAAACATGAACTTAGAACTTTACCAAATGTTAAAAACATCAGCTGAAGCTGATAGAGCAAAAGCATTATTATCACTAGATTTATTAGGTAATAAGGCAGTAGGTATAGGTGATCATTCAACTGAAGATTTTTACACAAATGCTGAAGAAGCATTAATATCTTTAGTGGATGCTGATGACCGATTAAACACATTAAAAATATATTTTGATAAAAAAACAATAATAAATGAGTAATACAGTAGAAAAATATTATGAAAACACCCCGGGGTCTGAAGATATTAAACCCGGAGAAATTAGAACAAAATCTGATTTTGAAAAAACATATCCTTTATTAGCAATTGAATTTAAAAAGGTTCAAAAAGAACAATATGATTTATTTGCTAGTAAAATGATGGATTATGGTTTAGGAAACATTTCACTAGGTTCAGATTTAAATACACCGGAAGATAGAGATCTTTCACTTACAGGTATATGGCTTAGATGTAATGATAAAATAAATAGATTAAAAAACATTTTAAAACGTAATGGTAAAACTTATGTTGCTGGTGAAGCATCAATTGATAGTTGGGTAGATATATCTAATTATGGAATTATAGCAATGTTAGTTACTCGAGGTAAGTGGAAATAAATGGCAAAGAAAAAGACCCCAGCTATTGTAAATTTAGTTAGAAACTATGATCCTGAACCTATTAACCATGCGTTCCAGAAAAATGTTTCTTTCTCTCAACTTTCTATGTTTAGACAATGTCCTAAAAAGTGGTCATTGCAATATAAAGAAGGTCATAAAACATATACTCCTACAATACACACAGTATTTGGAACAGCTTTACATGAAGCTGTACAACATTATTTAACAGTAATGTATGATGAAAGTGCAGCAGCTGCTGATAGAGAAGATATTATTGGGTTTTTTGAAGAAAAACTATCAGAAGAATATAAAGTACAATATAAAAAAAATAATGGGCATTTTAGTGATGCTGTTGAATTAAGGGAATTTTTCGAGGATGGTGTAAATATAATTAATTATTTAAAAAAGAATAGAGGTAAATATTTTTCTAAACGTGGTACATATTTAGCAGGATGTGAAGTCCCAATTATAATTAACCCTAATAAGCGTTATACAAACGTATTATACCAGGGTTATTTAGATCTCGTATTATATAATGAAAATACAAATAAATTTGATATAATTGATATAAAAACATCTACAAAAGGATGGGGTAAATGGGCAAAAAAAGATGAAGACAAACAATTCCAATTAATATTATACAAAAGGTTTTTTAGTGAAACCTTTAATGTGCCATTAGAAAATATTAATATTGAATTCTTTATAGTAAAAAGAAAATTATATGAAAGCGAGGATTATGTAATACCTAGAATACAAAGGTTTGTCCCAGCATCAGGTAAAGTAAAATTAAATAAAGCAACAAATGCTCTAAATGAATTTATTACAAAAGTATTTACAAGAGAAGGATATGCAGAAGTAGATCATAAAGCAACACCTGATAACCCAAATAATAATTGTAATTGGTGTGCCTTCCACAAAACTCATTTATGCCCCGCGACATTTTAGAATCCGCATATATGTATATTTAAATATTAAAATATAAAAATTATGACAAATAGTAAAGAAATGACACTAACTAGTGTTAAAGTAAGAAGTAAATTATTCGAAAACTTTAAAATTGAATGTGTAAAACGTAAATTTAGTTTCCAAAAGCTTGCTGATAGGGCTATCTTTTTGTATCTTACAGATGAAAATTTTAGAAAACAAATAAATAATCAAATTAACTTAGAAATTAAAGAATAAAAATAAATGAAAGAGGGTTATATTAAACAAAGTGATAGAAAGAAAATTTTATTACTAACAGATGATATTAGAGTTCATTCTGGAGTTGCTCAAATTGGTAGAGAAATTATAGTAAATACTTCTCATAGATATAATTGGGTACAATTAGCTGGATCTGTAAAACACCCAGAAAAAGGTAAAGTAGCAGATATATCAGAAGATACTAATAAAGAAAATGGTATTAAAGATGCTTCTGTTAAATTATATCCTGTTGATGGTTATGGTACCCCTGATATTCTAAGAGAAGTTATTAAAATTGAAAAACCAGATGCAATATTTTTAATTACAGACCCTAGATACTTTATGTGGGTGTTTAATATGGAAGAAGAAATTAGAAAAGAAATTCCAATTGCTTATCTTAATATATGGGATGATATGCCTGCTCCTCAATATAATGAAGAATTTTATGATTCGTGCGATGCTTTGTTTGGCATTTCAAAACAAACAAAAGCAATTAATCAAATTGTTTTAGGTGAAGAAAGATGTAAAAATAAAATTATAAAATACGTTCCTCATGGTTTAGATACTAAAAAATTCTTCCCATTAAAAGAAGAAACAAAAGATTTTATTGAATTTAAAAATAGATTTACTAAAGGAAAAGAAAAAGACTTTATTTTATTTTTTAACTCTAGAAATATTAGACGTAAATCTATCCCAGATGCTATAGCAGCTTGGAAATTATTTACTGATAGTTTAACTGAAGAAGAAAGAAATAAATGTTTATTTATCTTACATACAGAACCTGGAAGTGAACATGGTACTGATCTACCAGCAGTAATAGAGTATGTTATGGGAGTTGAAGATGAAACTGTATTAATTTCAAATCAAAAACTCCATTATTCTCAAATGAATTATTTATATAATATGGCTGATGCTGTTATATTATTATCTGCAGCGGAAGGTTGGGGATTATCATTAACAGAATCATTACTTACAAGTACTCCATTTATAGCTAATGTTACAGGAGGAATGCAAGACCAGATGAGATTTATTGATAATGATGGTAATTGGTATACAAATTCTAAAGAAATTCCTTCAAACCATTATGGTACTTATACTAAACATGGGGAATGGGTATTACCTGTTTATCCTAAAGCTTTAGGTATGGTAGGGTCAATGGTTACTCCTTACATATGGGATAGTAGATGTGATTTTAGAGATGCATTTGAAAATTTAAAAGAAATGTATGCTATGGGGAGTAAAGAAAGAAAAAGAAGAGGTGAATTAGGAAGAAAATGGGCTATAAGTGATGAAGCTGGGTTTACATCAGTTAAAATGGCTAATAATTTTGCAGACGGAATGGAAGAATTATTTGCTACTTGGAAACCACGAAAAAACTTCGTATTCTATAGTGATGATGATTATAAACCAAGACAGTTACAACATAAATTAACATATTAAATGAAAAATACATTTTACATAAGTTGCCCAATAGACACCTACTCAGGTTATGGAGCTAGAAGTAGGGATTTTGTTAAAGCATTAATTGAATCTAATAAATATCAAGTAAAAATCTTATCACAAAGATGGGGGGATACTAGAAAAGGATTCTTAGATGATTTTGAAGAATGGTCATTTTTAAAGGAATTTATTATACCTAATATGAATGTTCAACCTGATATTTGGTGCCAAATAACAGTTCCAAATGAATTTCAAAAAGTAGGAAAATATAATATTGGTTTAACAGCTGGTATTGAAACTACAGTATGTGCCCCACAATGGATTGAAGGTTGCAATAGAATGGATTTAGTATTAGTTTCATCTGTACATTCTAAAAATGTGTTTCAAAATACTACATATGAGGTACAAAATAAAAATAATCCTAATGAAAAAACCTCATTAAAACTAACTACACCAGTTGAAGTTTTATTTGAAGGCGCTAATTTAGATGTTTATAAGCCTATAAAAAATTTTAAAAATAAAGAATTATACAATTGTATTAATAATATTCCTGAAAAATTTGCTTATTTATTTGTAGGTCATTGGTTGCAAGGAGAATTAGGTCAAGATAGAAAAAATGTAGGGTTATTGGTAAAAGCTTTTTATGAAGTATTTAAAGGAAAGTCAAATGCCCCTGCCTTAATATTAAAAACTAGTATAGGTAAAGGATCCCATATGGATAGAAGAGAAGTTCAAAAAAGAATAGATTCTATTAAAAGAACTACTCCTGGAGAAAAATTACCTCATGTTTATTTAATCCATGGTGACATTTCAGATTCAGAAATGAATGAAATATATAATCATCCAAAAATTAAGGCACAAGTATCAGCAACTAAAGGTGAAGGATTTGGTAGACCATTATTAGAATTTGCTTTAACTGGAAAGCCTACAATAGCAACAGGATGGAGTGGTCATGTAGATTTCTTAGAACCTAAATTAACACCTATAATGGGAGGTAAATTAGAGGATATTCACCCATCAGCTCAACAAAAAGATATGTTAATTGAAGGATCAAAATGGTTTGATGTTGATCATGGACATTTAGGACATTTTTTAGTAGATGTTAAGAAAAATTATAAAAAATGGACACCTAAAACTAAAACATTAAGTAATAGATTAAAAAAGAATTTTAGTTTTAATGCTATGAAGAACTTACTTATTGAAATTTTAGATAAAAATGTTAATGTTCCTACACAAGTTAAATTAAATATCCCTAAATTAAATGGAGGTGTATTACCAACATTAAAAAAAGTATAAAATGGCAGATAATTTAAAAATATGTGACAGATGCGGCTCAGATGCTTGCTATGTTCAAGAAGTAAATGAAAAAATTACTAACTATCAATGTTATGGTTGTGGTTTTATAACAAATACTCTATTAAAAAAAGATACTCAATTTTTTGATGAACAAATGGAATTACTTCCTAATTTATATAAAGAATTAATGGGAGAAGATGATAATGGAAAAATTTGGATGCCATCAACTGTAAATATGCCTCAAAAAGGGATGATATTTGCTAATGGCAAATCAGCAGAAAATTGGGAATGGGCAGCTGTTTTAGCTGTACCAGTTAAAGAAGAAGAGAAAGAAAAATATCCTATACCACATAAAGAGGATGAATTTTATGAATGGAGAATGGATATGAGTACTATGAAGCAATTTCCTGAAAGTGATTATATAGAAGCTTTAGATTATATAGGAATATTTACTGGTGAAGTTGATAAAAATGATGATGAAGGAGAACACATGGCAATTAAAAGTGAAGACTAAAAATACGCCTACCTTTATGAAAATATTAGTAACAG